GCCGCGCCAAGCCTCGCCGCGCCTAGCCCCGCCCAGCCGCGCCTCGCCTGCCATGCCAAGCCTAGCCGTGCCGGGCCGAGCCTTGCCTGCCGTGCCATGCCTAGCCAGTCCAGGCCTCGCCTACCCTAGCCTGCCGTGCGCTCTTGCGGCTGTTTCGTGCAAGTCGGCAACGCTTGCACCGAAACCCTGCTCTGCGTTGCCCACTACCCTGCAACGCTTAAAGTTCTGTCTTGTCGATCGCGCTTGCTCACGCGACCAATCACTGCGCCGTCGTCAAACTCGCTGAAATCGTCTGCCGCTGCATCGAGCGCAACCCAAACGTTTGCAAACTCCGAGAGGTCCCAATACTTGTTGCGCAGGTGCTGGAGATCCCTGAGAACTTGCCTCAAAAGCTCCTCGCGCTTTTGTTTTGCGGCCATGACGTCTTCGACAATCTCATAGCCTCCGTCCTCGCCGCGTTGCGAGGGCAGGCTTACATACGCCCGCACAGGTGCAACCGTGACCTCGCGCTGGTCCGCGTGCTCGCGCACAACGGTGACGCGCACGCGCCGGATAAGCGCTTGCGCTTGCGCAAGACGGTACGCATCGGCCGCATCGCCGTCGTCCCACTCAAAGTACGCATGCAGCACGTGCGCAGGATCGCGCGCGACCGCAACCACTTTTTCGCCGCGCAAAAGTCCATCGTTGGCTTTTGCAACGTCAAGAAGTGCTGCTCGCACGCCCACCCATTGCACATCGTGCGACGTGGCGCTCACCATTTTTTTAGGTTTGCCCATTGTTTTTGGCTCCTACGTGTTGACGGTAAACGTGCCCCAACCTTGGCCGACAGAATCTTTTGAGTAGGGGCGACCTTCGCCTACGCCCACTTGCCGCCCAGCACGATCAAGCAGATTGACGACCGACTCAGGCGTAATCATGTCGGCGTCAAACTCAAGCGTGACGTCCGCTGCCCACTCGCGCCATTGCGCACGCACCCGAATATCGCAACTGCCGTTGTCATTGCGCACGTGCGAGTTGATCGGTTGCGGCGGGCCTGCCTTGAGACGCACAAGAGACGTGCCGTCGTCTTTATCAAAACCGTCTGCGATCACCATCACCGCCATTTTTGTGCGCGTCATCACCAACGACACCGTGCGGCAGGCATCAATCATCGCCATCCGAAACGCCGCGCAGGGGATACCATGCCAACCCGTCACCGTGATATGCTGGCATTGCACAAAATCGTCAGAAAAATCGCGCGGCGGGCGGTCGGTTTTTGCTTTTTTCGCTGATTTTGGCGTTTGCATGTCCTCCATCATTTTGGTGAGCGCTTTGTAGCTGAACTTATTTTGCACATACGGGGCAGTGCCTGTAATACCGATCGTTGTGCGCATAAAGTTCGCAGGCCGAATCACCGCAACCGTTTCTGTCTTCTTCGCAACAGGCATAGAACCTCCTTTCAAACCTGCACAAGATCCGGCTGCAGGGTTACCGGGTGCGCAACAATGCGCTTTCGGATCGCGCGCACCGCATCGTCGACTGCAGCTAAAAACTCCACGACCTCTGACTCCATCAGACGCACTGTCGTGTCGTTGCGATGCACGCGCACCGTAAAAAAAGATAGCGGCTCCTCAACGCGCGGATCAAAAGAAACAAAATCGCACCAAGCGCGCTGCGTGCAAGCCATCTGCCACATCATTTGCGGGATATAGCGCTCATCAACGCCGTCGTTGGCCATGGTTTGCAAGTGCGTTGCGGTTGTAGGGCATTTGATCTCGACCAAGCCATCGTCGCCTATTAAACCATCGGGCGAGGCGCCCGCGTCTTTTATGCTTGGGTGCAGCACAAAACCCGTCTCCTCGACAAGCGCGCCAGTTTGCGCTTCGTAGGCCGCACGCGCCAGCGGTTCGGTGTCCATGCCCCAGCGCATCTGATGCGTCTCAAACGTCGTCGTCGGCTCACGCGTCAAACGCTCGACCACCAAATCCCACAAATAGTCCTTGCGCTTTGCGCTGTAGCCCGTTTTTGTCCGCGCAATCACATCGGCCACGCGGCTCGCCGTGACGCGACCAAGCCTTGCATCAAACCACTCACGCGTGCGCTGCATCGCCAGAGGCCTTTAAGATCTGCGCTTTGCGCAGCAACACCGCATTTTTGAACTTGCGATACTCCTCGGTGTGACCCATAAGCGCGTGTGCGCCTGCTTTCCAGGCAGCCTGAAGTTGCTCACTGGTCGCTGCCGTTTCTGCCGCGCTGTACATTTGAGCCAGATTCGACGGCAGAGCATCAAGCTCAACGTCTTTTTTGTGTCTGCTGGCGTCGTTGCCGTCGTCGTCTTCGCCTGCAATGCCAAGCGCGGCCATCAAAGAATAGCGACGCGCGTACGTCAGCGCGCTCCCGAAAGCTTGGACGTTGTATGTGTTCACGGCCGGGACAGTTAAGCCTTTCGGATCTGTCTTTGTGAGCGGCAAGCCTGTCGGATCTGCTTTTGTGACCGGCAAATGCAGGCAGCCGCCCGAAAGAGTCTCGCCGCTCACGTGCCTGAGCACAGTTTCCACGATTACGTGATCGTCTGACGGGTGCGTGATTTGCGTGAGCGCAATGCCTGCGCCGTTCAGCGCTTCAATGACCGCATCAATGCAGGTCGCAAGATCCGCATACTTCGTGCGCAGATGCGGGTTCACAGATTTTTTAAGCGCCGGCGCAAACTTGCTCTGCGCGCGCACCAGTGCTGCGCTAATTTCTTTCATTGTTTACCAGGGGTCAAAGCGTTGGGTCCAGCGGCGCGACCACAAAAAGTAGGTAGCGCAGGTTGCATGACGCTCGCGCAAATAGGAGGTCGTAAACGTCTTGCCGCCTGGAGCAACCCAACGGTGGGGCAGGATGTAATGCGGGACCAGCATCACGCCTTGCCAGACCACCACAGGCTGCGCAACCCTTTCCGCGAGTACATCGAGCGCACTCAGAGCATCTGCCATGCGATGGCAGCGTAGACGGCGCCGAAGATCGCGCCAACAACCAGAGCCTTGATCGTCTCCATCTCACCTCCGAAAGAAAACTTACGGCAAGCGTAAGCTAGCTTTCCAAGGCTGTCAAGCGCGATGCGAGGTCAGACGTAAGCAAATGTTACGGCGGGCTTAAAGCGAGCGGCCGCGCCACGCGTACAGCACGCGCGCAACACAATCCACCGGCGTTGTGCCATCCAAGATTTCGACGCTGCGCTGGACTTGATTGTCTGAGGAGATTTCCAGCGACCCATCCATGCGTCGCGTCACGCGCTTGCAGTAGAGCCTGCCTGCGACGCGCAGCACGTAGACGCCGTCGATGTCTGGTGTGCATTGACCGATGTCGACCAGCAAGATGTCGCCTGCAAAGAGCGTGGGCTCCATCGAGTCGCCTTGCGCTGGCATCAGACGCAGTCGCTCGGGCTGCGCATGCCGTGCCACGCGGCGCAAAAAACCTGAGCTTAAATAGGTACTTGCGGCGAGCACATCGTCGTTTTCTGCAGGCGTGCCCGAGCCCATGGAAGCGGTGTTGGCAAGAAGCGCCACGCACACCGCATCGTCGCGCGGACCAACCTCAAGCATTGCGCCGTCGCCACGCAGCAGCCACAAATGCGACACTTTGCAAGCACGCGCGATCTGATAGGCGTGCTCTGCATTGATGTGTTGGGTCTTGCCGCGACGCCACAACGACACGCTGGCCGGCGTCACATCCACAAACCGAGCTAGGTCTGCAGACGTGAGTCCTGCATATTGCAGCGCAGCATTAATACGGTCTGCAAGGTTCATAAACTACGCAGATCTTTGCGGGTAGTGAAGATACCGCATCAAAAAAACGTTGACAAGACTTTTCCGCTGAACGGCGGGCAGAAGGTAGACTTGACAGTATCGGAAAGCTGCCTTACATTGCCGCCGGCAGGGGGGTCTGATGCTTACAGCCAAAGCGATTGAGTTAGCAGGGGGTACGCGGCAGCTTGCCGCCCTCCTTGGGATCAAGCCGCAAGCGATTCGCCAATGGGGCGAGCGCATGCCGACAGGTCGGCAGTGGCAGCTTCAACTGCTGCGGCCTGAGTGGTTCGTCGCAGCATGAGCATTCGCCACGTCGCGCAAACTTGGGCGCACTTTGAGGGACGCGGCTCGGCATTGCTTTTGATGCTGGCGCTGGCAGACTTTGCCGATGACGAGGGCTTTTGCTACCCGTCGGTGCGCAGTTTAGCGACCAAAACGCGCATGTCGGAGCGGCAGGTGCAACGCTTGTTGAATGACATCGTACAAAAAGGCCTTATCTCTGTTGTGGCCAACGCGAGCGGCGGCGCACCAGGCGCAACGCGGCGGTATGCCCTTGCAGGGGCGAAAGTTATCCACACGGGTGACACTGATGTCACCCGTGACATTTCGCAACGGGTGACACAGCTATGTCGCAAGACGGGTGACATAGCTATGTCACCCAATCCGTCAATTAACCGTCATAAAAAAGAAAGAATACGCGCGCGCACGCGAGCGAACTTGCAACCGTTGCCAGACGAATGGCAGCCCAACGCCAGCCACGCAGCCCTCGCAGCCGACCTGCAGGTCGACCTGCGCGCAGAAGTGGAGGCCTTCCGCGACCATCACGCCTCCAAAGGCTCGCGCTTTGCAGACTGGGACGCTGCACTGCGCACCTGGCTGCGCAACGCCGCGAAGTGGCGCAGGCCGGCAACAGCAAAACCCACGACGACGCAACCCACGACGCGCTGGCAGGCGCAGGAAAACCGAAAGGACTGGCTCAATGACCTCCTTGGCCGCAACCGCAAATCTATCGACCTCGAATGCGACGCGCGAACCGTGGACAGCCCGCCTTTTTGAGCGCTTAAACGCAATGTACGGCGCAAAGTTCTCCGAGCAATGGTCAGGCGTTGACGCAACCGTCATGCACGACACCTGGGAGCGTGCTTTGCAAGACCTAAGCGCGTTGGAAATCAAGCGCGGTCTTGAGGGTTGCCTAACGCGGCCGTGGCCGCCGACCCTGCCCGAGTTTCGCAACCTTTGCCGGCCGATTATTGAGCCCGAAGCGGCATTCCACCAAACCTGCAAGCTGCTCGCGCAGCGCGCCGAAGGCCGCGACGTGTGGCCGCATCCGGCGTGGTTTTACGCAGCGCAGGACGTTGGCACTTTTGAGATGCTCAACGCCACCTGGACGCAGATCAAAGGTCGCTGGACCGACGCATTGCAAAGGCAAATGGCGCTTGGCACCTGGGAGCCTGTGCCGCCAAGGCCTTTGGAGTTGCCGGCGCCGCCTGTTAATGCAGAGCGCGTGGCGCACTTCCGCGCGGAGATTGCCAAGTTACTTGCAGGCAAGCGTTTCGGCCCAGAGCCGAAGTCTAAGGCAAAGATGGTGGTCACAGAGGAGTGGTAACGCCGGCGCTCAAAGTGTCTGACATGGCAGAAGGGGAGCGATTTATCATGGTGCGAACGAAAAAAATGTATACGCTTGTGTCAAAACAAAAGACTCCAGGTTTAGGGACAAATTATTTTTGTCGATGCGAAGAAACGGGCGCGCAAGTACGACTGCACCACGCAGCGCGCGTTGAGAGAATTTAAAGCCTGGAGCGTGCAATGTCCGCTTTGTCAACGCGATGGGGGCGTTTATCAACTTGCATGCGTGGGCTGCTGCGGTCGCCTGCTGCTGCGTGCAGGCCCGCAGCGCAAAGCGACGTACGCGGCAGTAGCGCGATTTGCCAAGATTCCGCAGCCGCAAGCGATCAAGCAAGCCGTGCGCGATTATTACAACCAGGAGCGCGTGCAAGCTGTGACGCAATGGATGCAGCGCACACTTTAGAGACGCTTGCGCGTCGCCTCATCGCAGGCAATGTAGGCCGCGCGATGAGCATGCTTTGGCGCTACACCTACACGCAAAACTGTAAAGACTTGGTGAAAGCGGCAAAATTTATTGAGCTTGAAATCAAGCGTCTTGCGGATGCGGCAACGTAATGGAGGACGCACGCATGCTCAAACAGGTGGCCGATGCGGTGTGCGACCGCAATGTGCAACTGCGCACTTTTCTGTTGCGCCTGCTCGATGAGCAAGACCTCGGGGGCGAATGCAGTTTGCGCGTGCGCAAGGAGGTGCGCAAAATGGTCTACCCGCATGCGGACGATCCGGCATGAGTGCTGCCTACAGCGTCACGGTGCCCTACCCGCCCACCGTCAACCGTTATTACGTCAACACAGGCGGGCAGCGAAAAGCCAAGCGCGAAGAGGTGGACAAGTACCATCGCGCTGTGGGTTGGTGCGTGCTGCAGCAAGGCAAGGCGCCGGCATTGCAGGGCCTTTTGTCGTGTTCGCTGGAGGTGTGGCCGCCCGATCGCAGACGGCGCGATCTCGACAATATTCTGAAAGCGTTGTTTGACGCCTTGCAAAAGGCGAACGTCTACGGCGACGACCAGCAAATTGCGCACCTGTGCATGCGCCGCATGCCGATGGTTGGCGGGATGGTCAAGGTGCAGCTGTCACCCTTGGGAGCAACTGATGCCCATACCCACTGATGCGATGGCGGCCGAAGCACGCCGAGGACTTGACTGGCGCAAAGAGTTTGGCCGAGGCGGCACCGCGATTGGCGTTGCGCGCGCACGCGACATCGTCGGCAAACGCGATCTGCCGATTGCCACGATCCGGCGCATGAAGTCGTTCTTCGCGCGTCATGAGGTCGACAAACAAGGACAAGGGTTTAGCCCAGGCGAGCAGGGCTATCCTTCTGCAGGTCGCATTGCATGGGCGCTTTGGGGCGGCGATCCCGGGCGCTCCTGGGCTAATCGTCATGCCGACGACGCCGATCAATAGTAAATGCCGCGAGCTTGGCTGCAACCATCGCAGGCTCTGGCCTTCAACGCTTTGCGTGGTGCACGGCGGCAGAACTGAGGCTGCACGTGCCAATCTCAAGTTTTACAAGAGCAAGGCTTGGCAGGACCGGCGCGCGATTGAACTCAGCCGGCAACCGCTCTGCGTTGCGTGCTTAACGCAAGGCAGGGTGCGGATGGGCGGCAGCATCGACCACATCTTCCCGCATTGGCGCGACGAAAAGCGTTTCCTGCGCAATCTGTTCCAAAACCTGTGCGCGGCGTGTCACCAGCACAAAACGCGCGAAGAAATGCAGGGACGCTATCACGACTACGCGCGCGGGGCGGTCTATCGTGAGACTGACTATGCACAAAAAATAGGCAGCGCGTGCGAATAACTTTATTAATTCTAGAATTTTGCAGGAGCTGCGCGCTCCGCAACTCCCGCAATCCGAGTTAAGAGAGGGGAAGGATGCAGCAGCCGACGATCACGATGAGTCAAGTTGACGCGCTTGTGCCCTACGCACGCAATGCGCGCCAGCATAGCGAGGCGCAGATCGCGCAGATCGCCGCGTCGATCCGCGAGTTTGGGTGGACGAACCCGATTTTGACCGACGGCGAGCGCGGCGTGATTGCGGGGCATGGTCGCTTGGCGGCAGCGCGCAAGCTTGGCATCACGCAGGTTCCGACGATTGAGCTTGCGCACTTGAGCAAAGCGCAGCGGCGCGCGCTTGTCCTTGCCGACAACAAACTGGCGCTGTCTGCAAGTTGGGACGACAGTCTGCTTGCGGCTGAATTTGAGGAGTTGGAACTCGAGGGCTACGACCTCGCATTTACAGGCTTCGCCGAGGAAGAGGTGCGCGCGCTGCGCACCACGAGCACGCAAGGATTGACCGATCCCGACGAGGTGCCCGAGCCACCGCTAGAACCGATCACGAAGCCTGGAGACTTGTGGCTGCTTGGCGACCATCGGCTCCTGTGCGGCGACGCGACGAAGGCTGAGGACGTGGAGCGGCTGATGGCAGGGGACGAACCGTTCGTCATGGTTACGGACCCGCCGTATGGTGTAAAGCTCGACCTGTCTTGGAGGGATAAAGCGCTCGCCGACAAGGCTATGGGTCCTGCAAACAGGAACGTGGTCGCAAACGACGACCGGGCGGACTGGACTGAAGTCTGGCAGCGGTTTCCTGGAGACGTTGCCTACGTCTGGCACGCTGACAAGTTTTCTGATGTTGTGATGCAAAGTCTGCGGGAAGCTGGGTTTGAGATTTGCCAGCAGCTAATTTGGAACAAGTCAGTGATGGTCATGGGAAGAAGCGACTACCACTTCAAGCACGAACCATGCTGGTACGCCGTCAAGAAGGGACGCCAGCATCGATGGACCGGCGACCGCAAGCAGACAACCGTCATCGATGCCAAAAGCCCCAACCACATCATGTCTGGGTCCGACGAAGAAAAGACCGAGCATCCAACGCAGAAGCCGGTGGAGTGCATGGCCTATCTAATGAAGAACCACGACGGTTCCGTCTACGACCCATTCCTCGGCTCAGGCACCACGCTGATCGCTGCCGAGCAACTAGGCCGCAAGTGCTACGGGATGGAAATCAGTCCGCAGTATTGCGACGTCATCGTTAAGCGCTGGGAAAACTTTACCGGCAAGAAAGCGAGGCTTGAAAATGGCAATCCATAAACTACCGCGCGAAGTTCACGTAGTGCACGGCACAAAGTCCAAAGCGATGAATATCGGCGTAGCGCTCCCTGACAAAGTTAAAGCGCGCATTCCGTTTGCGACGTATGCCAACGACCCGCAGGCGTTTACGCGCGAGCGCTTCGTCAAGGACACGGCCGACTATCTGTTCGAGGTGTACGGCATTGGCTCGGAGCAGGATCAGCACGCGCTGTTGATGCTGGCTGATCAGATGCAAATCTACGTCCATGCGCGCGCGCTTGTGGACAAGCACCCGCTTGTGATCAAGATCAACGCCGGCGCAACGCCGGCACCAAACCCTTACATTGCGATTGCAGACCGCGCGATGCACAACGCGATCTCGCTCATGAATGAACTTGGGCTTACGCCTAAGTCACGGCTCACGGCAAGCAAAGTCGATGAGGTGTCGCCTTACGCAGAACTGCTCAAGGGCTACTCTCGCGCATGACGCACCAGGACGGGCTGGCCTACGCCAAAGCAGTCGCCAAAGGACAGACGCCCGCCTGCCGCAACGTGCGCCTCGCGTGCAAGCGGTTCTTGGCGCAACTGCACGCCAAGCAATCGGATTGGGAATTTGACGGTCGCGCGGTCGATCATTTTCTGTCCTTTGCCTCAACGATGAAGCACGTCAAGGGGCCGTGGGCGGGCTCGAAAGTAGCGCTGCAACCGTTCCAGGTGTTGATTGCCTGCGCAATCTACGGCTTCTGGCACCGCGAGCAGCGCGTGCGGCGCATGACGCAAGACGTGGTCGTGTTTATTCCGCGCAAGTCCGGCAAAAGCACGTTGATTGCGATGATTGCAATCTATGAGTTGCTGTTCGGCGAGCGCGGTGCTGAGGTGTTCACGCTTGCAACCAACCGCGACCAAGCGCAGATTGTGTTTCAAGCCGCAAGCGGGTTGATCAGCACCCTGCCGAGCGATTTGCAGCGGCGCTACAACGTCGGCAAACACCAAATCACGCGCGTGGGCGACAGCCAGACGGTGTTCAAAGCGCTGAGCCGCGAAACAAAAAAAACCGGCGATGGGCTTAATCCATCGTGCGCGATCATCGACGAGGCTGCGCAGATTGTGGATCGCAACGCCATCGAGGTGGTGCACTCGGGGATGGTGGCGCGCGTCAATCCGCTTCGCATCTACATCTCGACGGCGAGCTTTACGAAAGACACCAAGTTTTACGAAGACCTGCAGATGATGGAAAACATGCTGCGGGGCGATGCGCCCGACAACCCGCGCTGGTTCGGGCTCCTTTACAGCCTGGACACGATTGACGATTGGCGCGACCGCGCAACATGGGCCAAAGCCAACCCGATGCACGGCATCTCGGTGTTTGAGGACGCGATTGCGCAGCGCGCCGAAGAGGCGAAGTTAAAGCCTGCCGCGCTCAACGAGTTTTTGTGCAAGACCCTGAACGTTTTCACAAGCGCGCAGTCTGCGTGGCTTGACCGCGAACACTGGGACCGCTCGGTGGGTTTGAGCGAGCGCACGCCCGAGCGCGTGTTTGTGGGCTTTGACCTGGCAGCCACGCGCGATTTGAACGCCGTCTGCACGCTCCTGCGGTTTAGCGAGCATGACTTCGAGGCGCACTTCCAGTTCTTTTTGCCCGAGGCTGCGCTTGCGCTGATTCCGATGCACTACGCGGACATTTTCCGCGTTGCAGTCGCAAGCGGGATTCTCAAGGTCACTGAAGGCAACGTGATGGACGACCGAGAAATCTGTGATTACATTGTGGGGCAATGGCAACGGTACGACGTTGCCGAGGTGGGTTACGACGCCTATAATGCTGCAAGCCTTGTGGCGCGGCTGCACGATCACGGCATCCCAATTAAAAAAGTAGGGCAGGCGATGGCGGTTTTGAGCAACCCGAGCAAACACGTCGAGAAGCTTATTTTGTCGGAGCGCATCAAGCACGACGGCAACCCGTTCTTAGGTTGGCAACTCTCCAACTGCGAAGTGTTCGAGGACGTGCAGGGCAACATCAAAGTGCGCAAAAACGACGCAGACAAAGCAGCCAAAGTTGACGGCATCATCGCGCTCATCATTGCGATGCACTGCGCGCTCGACAACCCAACAATGTCCGATTCCTGGGGTTTTCGCACGTTTTAAGGGGCAAAAACATGAGCATCTTCGCGCGATTCATGGGCAAACGCCGGCAAAACGAGGCCAATACGCTGTTTGGCGACACAGTGTTGGGCAACAACATCCTGCAGCTGGCGCGCAACCGCACTTTTGGCAGCAACCAGATCCTGTATGTGACCACTTCTGCGTCGACCAACGCAGGTCGCACGATCAACATGGACACGCTCAGCCGCAACTCGACGGTGATGTCAGCCGTCGGCGTCAAAGCACGTGCGCTGGCGCAGTTGCCAGTACGCATGTTGTGCGAAGACGAAAGCGGGACGCGCGTCGATGCCTTGACGTCTCCTGGTGTTTCGGAGCGCGAGCGCGAAAAGGCGCGCAGTGTTGCGCGTTTGCTGGTCAAGCCCAATAACTTCCAGAGCGGTTATGAGTTTTGGTACCAGTGGCTCATGTGGCATGAGCTAAGCGGCGAAGCTTTTGTCGTGCTTTGGCGGCGCGATCAAGACAGCACAACGCAAACGCCGCTCGAAATGTACGTGCTCGATTCAACGCTCATTACCTCGCGCATCACCGCGACGCGCTACCCGCAGTACGTGTTGAGCACCGACACGTATGGTTTTAACCGCGATCAACCGCTGCAAGCGCATCAGGTGTTGCATGTCCGCGACGCAGGCTGGCAGGGGCAAAGCGGTTTCAACAAGGGCATTTTGGCGGTCGAGTTGATCGCGCTCGACCAGGACATCGACATCTACGCGAACTACGTCATGTCGAACGGCGCCAAACCGAGCGGCATGTTTACGACCTCACAGAGCATCCCGGACCTTAAGTACAAGGAGATCGCCGCGCGGCTCAAGGAGGCGTGGAGCAACATGCTGGGCGGCCAAGCCCTTGATTCTTCACGGCCGGGGCAGTCGATGCTGCTCGATCAGGGCATGAAGTATGAGCCGATCAACATGCTCACGCTGCAGGATGCCGACGCTGCGCGGCTCAAGGAACAGACAATGAAGCGCATCTGTGGGCTCTTTGGCGTGCCCTCGTCCATGATCGGTGTTGGTGAGGGAAAATATAACAATACCCAGACGATGCTTGATGAGTTCTATAAATCGACGATGGCACCTCTCTTGACAAACCTCCAGCAAAAGTTAAAGATCTCGCTGCTCGAAGGCTTCCCAC